GATGAGTGTAACCTATAATGAAGTTGTAACTCTCAATGAATTCACCCCGCCAACTAAAGATGAATTAAAGGTTACTAAGCTTAGCGCAACTGAAGACATGGATTTAGAGGAGTTGTGCCACACAATTGATGATTCTAAAGACGTGCTTGAACAGGTTTGTCATTACCATTCTAGGTGGATTGGGAAGGTAATAAGTCAGGTAAATTTCACATGCCTTGTCTCTGATTTTATTCTGCTGAAAAGCTCAGTAGAAGGTTCAATTAATGCTTACTACACAGGTTCTCTCACCAATAGGACAGCATTTGAATTGGCTGTTAAGTCCTATTATAAGTTCAGGCATGATCTCCTTTTCTGTATGTTCCTCTTGGCTGCAGGGTTACAGTCACAGTTTGGTACTGATGTTTGTTTGCGTCAGTTCGGTGTTGACAGCAATAGGACCCCAGATTTTGTCTATAATGGTGTTGAGTTGTCTGTTATTGAGATGTCAGTTAGCAACTCTTTTGAAAAAAGTAAGTTCCAAAAGGGTTCAACAGAGTTAGATAGTATCTACAGAACTGAACTCAAACTTTTACAGGATGCTACAAAGAAGAAGGTGAACTATCTACCCGTGTTTTTTGACACAACTGTCAATAAGTACAATACTACAGACTGGAGGACTGTCGGGTTTAATGTTAATGTACCCCTTTTAAACAAACTGACAGAAACCTTGCTAAAGAACTCAGGTGACCTCAGATCTGTTGATAAAGTCGGTTATGTTTTCTTTTTTAAAGAAGACAGGCGTTGGAATAAAATTGATGGTTATTATAACGAAGTTGCAAATTTGTTGGTTAAAAATAATGTTGCCCAGTTAAGGCCTCGCCCCCAAAAACTTTTTATCCCAGTCCTAGCTTGGTACCATCGACTAATCTTAAGCTGTAAAGCCGACCTAATAGCTGTATTGCCAACAATGGCAGAAAAGGAGGATAAATACGTAATTTTTAATGTGAAAGGTGGTCTTGCTTTCAAAAAAGATTCTTCTGGCATTAAGTCAAAGGATTGGGGCATATATCTAAACACTAATGATTGGTACAATATAGTGAAGAACTCAAGAGTAAGAGAATTAGTTGGCTCAGAGGTCAAGTATAAGCTACTTTCTAGTGTTGAAGGTAACAGAGTTAATGCTGAAGTTACGTTTAAGCCTCGGCCTTTAAAGCTGACGGAGCATGACCATGCCATGTGTTATCATAAACATGTTGATGACAACTTACCACCAGTAAGCTACAATAGCCTAGATCTCTACAAGCAAGGTGACATGGCAATCACTCCTAAACCAGTGACAGTCAAGCCCAAGCCTGATGATAACAAAAACTTGGAGGGCATCTTCAGCCCGCTTCAGAGACACGCAAGCAAGCGAGTGGCTACAGATAGCATGCCGCTTGACCAACCTTATCTTGAGGTTGAACACACTTTTAGTCTAATAGAATGGATGCTGAGTTTTGAAGGGTTGGTTGTCGGTAGCAATGAAAGGGCAACAGAATCGAAAGATTTTGTTCTTTGTAAACAGGTTTACGCAGCAGGCTCCCCTGATGACTTCAGAAGGGATGTTCTTAAGATGTATATGGAGTTGAATGAGGCCACAGGTAAGCCAGTTTGTTTCATAGTGCATGATCATTTACACATTCTGACTGGTGTTCTAGATGGTGGTATTGTCACACTATATGATACAGTATCCGCAGACAACCACTTAGTCCAGACTAGGCAATCTATGCTGGTGAATCACAACCTCACTGTTAATGGGCAGATGTTAAGTTTAGCCGACCCCCAAAATCCAAAATGTGGTGCTTATGCAGCTTGGGTTGCATTCAGACTAATGACTCATAGCAATGATTTCTATATCAGTGCGAACAAACTTGAACTATTATTTAATGCTGCCATCCTTGCTTATGAGAGTAAGTTACCCAGGACTCTTAATTGGGCTGATACATCTGATTATGAAAGTGAAGGAGAGGAGAAGATCAATGCATCAGACGAAGAAATTCCAGGGCAGGAAAATAGCATTAAAACTGATGACTTACATGAGCTGAAAACAAGTAGAGAGTTCTCTGATGAGGACATCCTGCTAAAACTTAGCAC